CCTCCGGCTTAACGGTCTCGGGGTTTCCCGATGGCCGCTAGCAATGTAGCAATCGCAAACCTCGCGCTGACGAAGCTCGGGGATTTGCGCATTCTGAATCTCACGGATAACACCAAGCCTGCGCGCGAGGTGAATGCCGTGTTTGATATGGCGCGGGATTACCTCCAGCGCCGCTTTTCTTGGCGTTTTTGTATCAAGCGCGCGAACCTTGCCGCTGATACATCGACGCCTCTGTGGGACTGGTCATATCAGTACCCGATCCCTACTGACTGCCTGCGCATCCTGCAAGTTGGGCAATGGTATCCCTCGCCTGATCTGTCAGACCTGATTTCGACTGGCGGGCAGGAATACGTTCTCGAGGGCAAGTACATCCTCTCGAATCAGGCTGGCCCGCTGAAGCTGCGATACCTGTCTCGGGTGACTGACCCGGTGCAGTTTGATACGGCGTTTGACATGGCATTCTCCGCATATCTTGCGTACCTTGTCGCAGAGCCGCTGACCGCGAGCGCAGAGCAAAAGCAGATGGCATATCAGGACTATCGCAACGCGGTGAAGGATGCCGTGATTGCCAATGCAATCGAGAATCCACCGGAGTCGCTTGCCGACCAGACTTGGATCTTGGCGAGGCTGTAAGACATGGCGAAAAGCTCGCCCGCGATCTCTAACTTCAACGGCGGCGAGGTCGGCCCTCTCCTATCCGGTCGCGTCGATTTCGAGAAGTACAGCAGCTCCTGCTACAAGATGGAGCGGTTCGTGCCGACCGTGCAAGGCCCAGCCAAGCGGATGCCGGGTACGCGGTTTGTACTGCCGACCAAGTATCAGGACAAAGCCTCGTATCTCAAGCGATTCGAGTTCTCATTTGATCAGGCGTACATCCTTGAGTTCGGCGACCAGTATGTGCGCTTCTACACCGATCGAGGTGTGGTACTCGGTGACACACTTGACATCACCAACATCACGCAAGCGAACCCGGGCGTACTGACCTACACCGGCACCGATCCGGCCAACGGCGACTGGTTCTATGTGACCGGCGTCGAGGGCATGACGCAGATCAACAATCGCTATGTGCAGGTGTCGAACGTCAATGCCGGCGCGAATACTTTTGAGCTGAAAGACTGGTACGGCAACGCGATCAACACGACCGGCTATGGCGCATACGTCTTTAACGGCGATATGCAAAAGGTCTACGAGATTGCCTCCCCGTACACCGAAGCCGATCTGACGAATCCAGAGGGCGGCTGCGCCTTGTCAATCGTTCAGTCAGGCGACGTCCTGTACATTGGCTGCGAGGGCTATGCGCCGCGCACGTTGACCCGCAGCGGCAATACGAGCTGGGCGTTTGCAACCTATGCGCCGACTGACGGCCCGTTCCAGACCGAGCCGCTGGATACCAAGAATTTCACGCTCGGTGCCTCAACGGGTACCGGCGTCTCGTTGACCTGCTCGACCAATGTCTTTGAAAACGAGCACGTTGGGATGCTGTTTCGGCTAGAGCCGACCAACATCACGACGGTGCCTTGGGAAACGAACAAGGCGGTCACAGCGACGAATCTGCGCAAGTCTGACGGCAAGTATTACGAGGCGCAAAACTCGGCTACAACGGGCTCTGTGCGCCCTATACACGAAGAGGGCACAGAGTCTGACGGTGCGGTGACTTGGCAGTATCTGCACCCGGGCTACGTCATCGTCAAGATCACAGCAATCACGAACGCGCAGACGGCGACTTGCGACATTATCGGCCCGGGCATTGCTCCTGCCGAGGTCGTTGCCGGTGACGATTGCCGGTTCCGCATCGGCGCATGGGGCACGGCGACAGGCGCTGCGTTCCCGTATAAGGTGGCTTTCTGGCGCGATCGCTTGTGGTGGTCTGGCAACCAGCAGATCTATGCGTCTGTGGCTGGCGACTATTCCTCGATGAGTCCGGATACCTTGGGCGAGATCCTTGCGGACAACTCAATCTCGCTGACCATATCGGTCGGCACGGTCGACAAGATCCGCTGGATGACGGCATCGGATGTGCTGCTGGTCGGCACGGCTGGCTCCGAGATCGCGGTGCAGGAGATCACGCCGAACCAAGTGCTCGGCCCCGAGAACGTCAAGTACGAGATCCAGTCTGCTGAAGGCTCGAGAGAGTTAGAGCCGGTGCTGGTCGAGGATTCGGTGCTGTTCATTCGTATCGGTGGCCGTCGTGTCATCGAGCTGCGGTTTGACATTCAATCGGATTCGTGGGTTCCGCGCGATATGAACGTGCTGTACCCCGAGATCACGCAGACCGGCATCGTCGAGATGGCGTACCAGAAGGAGCCGGACAATATCATCTGGATCATTCTGTCGAATGGTCGATTGCTCGGCATGACGTATGACCGAGAGCAGAACGTCTACGGCTGGCACCGGCACCCGCTCGGCGGAACGTCTGCCAAGGCAGAATCTGTGCAGGTCATCACCAGTCCGGATGCTGACGTCAATGACGTTTGGATCATTGCCAACAAGTCGGTCAATGGATCGACCCGGCGTTTTGTCGAATACTTTGCTGAAGCCTTTGAGCAGGACGATGACATTGAGGGCGCTGTGTTCCTCGACTCATCGCTTGAGTTTGACGGCAAGGTGAGCGAATCCATTCAGCCCGGTACTGGCGCGAATGTGCGCAACTCGACAAACGTCACGTTCACGGTGACATCGGTTTTTGAACTGATCACGGAAGATGGCCTCGACTACATCACGACCGAGGCCGACGAATTGCTTGCAATGAACGACGACGTATTCACGGCTGGTGACGTAGGCCGTGAAATTCGAGCGCGTTACTTTGACGAAACTGCCCAGCAATGGTTGACGGGCCGCGCGCTGATCACCTCTTACGTTAGTGAAGAGCAAGTGCTCTGCACGATCCTCGCGCCGTTCCCGAATCTGAACGAACTGCCGGTCAATGGCTGGCGGCTAACGTCGACGACCGTTTCTGGTTTGTGGCACCTTGAGGGCACGACCGTCTCTGCTCTGGCTGACGGCGCAGAGATTGAGAATCTGACGGTAACCAATGGCTCTATAACGTTTCCTGTTAAGACCGCTCGAGCGCAGATCGGCCAGCCGTATACGTCTTATCTTGCGACTCAACGGATTGACTCGGGTGCCACGGACGGCACCGCGCAGGGCAAGGTTAAGCGGTTCCATCAGATCGTGATGCGCCTCTACGCAAGTCTCGGCGGCAAGGTTGGGCCGGATGCGTCATCGACCGATTACATTTTGTATCGCTCGCTGTCAGACTACATGGACGAAGTGCCGCCTGTGCTGACGGGCGATACCGACAAATTCCCGTTCCCGGGCGGATACGAAACTGACGGTCGCATCTGGGTGGTCGCTGACCAGCCTCTGCCGCTGACTGTCGTTGCGATGTACCCGCGAATGAAGACGGAGGACTAATGGAAGTCGTCTCATTCAAAGCCAAGTATCTGCGAGCGATGGTGCTGCAAGACGCGCAACAGATCATGTCTCCGCTGACGTTTGATGACGAATACTGCGAGCAGCTCGTTGCCGCTGGCCCTGCCTACACGATTCTGGATGGCGACAAGCCGATCATGTGCGCAGGCGTCGCAGAGATGTGGACGAACCGATATGCCGCGTGGGCGTGGCTGTCGAAGGATGCTGGCCCGAAGATGGTTGGCCTGACGCGGATCGTCGATGACTACCTCAACACTCGCCCATATAAGCGGATTGAGGCGTATGTCGACGCGCGGTTTGATGCCGGACACCGATGGGCAAAGATGCTCCGATTTGAATATGAGGGCTTGATGCGTTCATTCGGGACGCAAGGCCAAGACATGGCGATGTATTCGAGGATTCAGTAATGGCTGCTCTACCGTTTATTGCTGCCGCTGCCTCTGCTGTCTCGACGATTGCCGAGACCGCACAAGCGCGCAAAGTCGGCGAAACACAAGCTCGAGGGCTGGAGGAGCAGGCTCGCGCTGCTGGGCTTGAAACGACTGCCGCTGTAGAAGCGCAGTCTCGAGAAACGCGCAGGCAGTTTGGGCAAACCCGTGCTGCTGCTGCGCAGATGGGGCTACTTGAATCTGCCTCATTTGCCGATCTTTATAGCGAGTCTGCGACTGCTGCCGAACTAGATCGACTGAATCGGGAATACGAAGGTGCTGGGCGTCAACGTGCATTG